GTTTCATTTACTACACTTAGCTATCTGAACCCTAAATGTAATTCTTCTTACGAAGCTTCTGGTGCAATTAAATATCCATAACAAAAATCATCTCCTGCAGAAACAAACGTTATGGTACCATTATCTGTATCATAGAAAATATCACTAGGATAGTCTCCATTGATAGTGACTGGGGTGCTTGAAAACACAGTCGGCACAAATGGTAATGTGGAATACCATGGTATTTCCGCTTCCAACCAAGGCCACTTATCTGCAAAAGTGACCGTAGTTCCTACTCCCGCATCGGTCGATATCGGTACAGTAGGTGGATATGCACTAGGAAATAAAGCATTGAAATTATTAGCTGGCGTATCTACTTGTAGAATACCAACTTTAATACGACGCGATCCTCTCCAGTATTTAAACATTCGAGACAATGAATGATATGGACCATTCAAGTCAGGAACGGGATACGTGGAAAAACTCGCATCATGATTCGTAACATAGCGTCTAATTAAATCCTTAAGACTTGTAACTTGTTCGCCTGAAACTACTCCGAACTCCTTCGTGAAACTACACCCATTTATAATGGGCCTGAAAGTTCGTTTGAAAATAGCTCTTGGATCCATTTGACACGTTGCTACTTTGTCAACACTTTTATGAATTGTCTTTTCTGCGCCTGCACTATGCATACTCGCAGAATGACTAACTATCTTCTCTATACCCTCTGTAGGTGACCTAAAAGGCACAACCTGATTAAGCTGGAAATCTTCTCCAGCCGCACGCCAGACCACTAAATAAACCAGTGGATCTGTAACAACACTTGATCCCACAATAGGTGAGATTGGTTCTATAAATAGATAAGGGTAGTTGATGATTCCAACAGGAGTCACTGGTCTCCACAAAGTGGGCCAAAGATATGGAATCGTCACCTCGTGATGGGTATCACCCTTCACATCTATTATTTCAGAAACTATGTCCCCATCATTAGGATCTGGAGCACCTCCTGATGAAAACATAACTGAAATTTTAAAACGTGCTGAAATAAAAACTGAAGTGTAAAAACTCAGCAAAAACTTAATACTTCCACGCCAATAACGAAAATGCAATGACGTAAACTTCAAATAGTCCATAGTTTGCACATTTGGATCTATAGGATGGACCATAAGTGCAGTCACATCCCCTGTATCAGTAAAAGTATAAGTTTGAGCTAACATAGGTGTTTGAATAATCGTAGATATTGCTAAATTTTGATCTGTTTCACCCATTAATTGAGTCTTATCACTCAGTAAATATTTTGAGCTAATAGAAAGACTATGAGAGTAATCTAATCCTTCGCCCATGGACAAGTCCCTTGAAAAATCCAAAGAGACTGGTTGTAGAGTAGTTGTAGATGTTGGTTTGTCAAATATACCTAGTACCGTTCCAACTTCGGTTAAAGCTTCCCCAACAATAGGAATCTTACTTAATATATTAGAAACTGTAGTTATTCCTGATGCAACACCATCTATTGTCCCTTTGATGGTTTTACTAACAGCTTCCTTCTTACTACTCTGACATTTGGCTATTTTTGGATGTGGTTTTATTGATCGCAATTTCCGTTCTGGGCGGGAAACTGGATCAGCTGGTCTTGGAATATAACCAGCACACTCTGCATCGATGAAACTTGCAAAAATTTGCACCTCAACAGTGTCCGTAATTCCTTCTCCAATCACAGCCAAATTATTTAGGGGAGTCAATAAAACTTGAGCAATTTCTGAAGTACCCGAAAGTATATCAAAATAGTTATATGGATTCACCCATGGAATTTCTATAGTCATAGCATCCTGCATAGAGGCACTAAGAACCACTGGATTATTACCAGATTGCTGACCAATACCATTTCTGTGAGTAGTACCCACATGATTAGGAATGTAGGAGACCATAATGGCTCCAATATGATAGGGTGTTGAATTAATACGAAACAATAACTTAACACCTGCTCTCATCCATTTAAAAGTTTTCAAATGGTCTAATATAGATGGTATCTGTAAAAGGTCATAGGGAAAAGTCATTAAATGATCAGTGGACGCTGGTCCCCACATATAACTTGTTAACCTATATGATCTCTCCAAAACATTTCTAGGGGTTTGGTCAGGATATGGATTTGTGATTAGCTTGAATTCATGTTGCGGAGCAACAATCGGTTCTTGGCTAACGACAGTTTCCACATCTCGAAATTCCAATAACTGCACTTGGTCTTTAGGACCATCAGCCGCTGCAGTTGTAAGCGACTGTTGGAACTCTTCTTTGTTAGATTTTATTTGTTCAGTGAGCCATGTTCAACTAGCCTACTGCGTGGCTCAACGCATCAGCCAGAAATATGTGCGTATTGTGAATCAATTGTCACACTACACACCAGCCTTTTACAGACATGCTGAGGTCATAAAATCTAACAAATATAAGCTTGTGTTGACCACCTAGCGAGCATCTGCTCATAGGTCAATGTCAACTGATATTTAGGATTGCACCCAAACAAAGCTCTCAATCTGAGATTCAAAATAGGAATGTGGTGATTATACAACTCACGCCCCCAATAGAACCACTCAACCTGGCAGGCTAAACTACTCTGCCAAATGGTGTATCTCTCTGGTTGCTTTGTCTTTGTATCTATCCATAATACCATTTGCTTAATTGATTCTTGTTCAAGAATCGGAAACACATGTCCATTCTGAAAACGAAATCCTCGTTTCAGAAATTGAACTTCTTCTATAGGCACAAATGCTGACATTTGTTCTTCTTTCCTTGGTGATGTGTAGTTCATATTAAAATATTCTTTAAAACCATGAGCAATAGATTGCATATTATAATACTTTTGAACTACTTTATCTACAGAGCATAATGAGTCATCTCCATAAAAATTATCTCTCACCAAATCAAAATATCGATAACGATAATCGGAAGGAACAAGAACAAACCACAACATCATGTGATAGAATCTATTCAATATAGAATTAACAATAGATGTTAAATAATGACCTGAAGGCATGCCACGAGTTTTTCTATAAAAACCCTTAGGTGACAAATGATATGCTTGAAACATAGCACGCAAAAGAAGGTACTGATACTTCCTTTCTTCTGCTGTAATACTAGTACCATACACATCGCCCAAATGTTCATTAAAATGATCAATAAAACGCAAACAACAATTCACATCCCATTTTTCAACATCTCCTGCTATAAACTTCGGCTCATGAACTTCTAACATTCTATCATACATGTATTTCCATTGTGCACTGTGTGGATTAAGACCAATCTTCACACAGTGTGTTCTCACATCTTTCTCAAGACTAACTACGTAATCTCCAAAATATTGTCTACACCAAACTGCCATTGCTTTACTTCCTGCAGCAAACAATCGTGGTGTTAACACTTTTTCAAGATCACGCAACTCATCCTTTAATGTATCTGAAACAACATTGGCTGGCACTTTATTCTTCACTAATTTCTCACCTATTTGATCATAGTTCTTTTGGAAAATTTCTGAAACTTTTCCATCAGTTCGAGTATCATCAGTGAATATAATTAAATCATCAGTTTTTAATTGCAATAAATTACAATAATAACCCCATGAAGTTTGCCAATCAAGTGATCCAAAATTCCCATAATCTCTTATTCCAAACAATCCTTGTTTGAAAGAAAATATTCTCTTCTTACGCACAAATTCATCATCAGAGATCATGTTGAGAAAAATGTATTTATCTGTCATCCAATTACAAAATTGAACACTAAATCCTGGTTGTGATATTTTTGAAAAAGTAAGCAATCTATTTTCATAGATACTACACTCTTCATTATACATACCACCCAATACTGCTGGTTTCTTGGTAATGGTATACGGACATGGAAGATCCATGTCATCTAGTGCTAAACCTTTCTGAATGACTGATGGTACAATATTCGATTCTCTCGGCATGTGTAACTTTTTCTTACCTGGTAAAAAACCTGGCAAGGTTCCAATAACATCTGGAGCTATTAAAACAAATTTCACATTGCCTCTCTCACCTAAATATTGTCCATCATAATTAAATGTAAGTCCTCTTTGAGCTTTTGCTAATCCTCCCATTGAAACATAAGAATTTTCTGAAAATCCATCAAAATCTTTTGCCTCCAATGGAACAATTAATGCCTCATCATTTACTCCTGCAACATGTGCACCTATAAGTTTTCTCTTAACCCAAGGTTCAAACACGACATATGCTTTAGAACAATCTCCAAAATCATTCATCATGCCTTTTGCCCAATAACAACGTTTTGACGTATAAATACGCTTCTGGTCATCTTGAGCTCTTCCATTGTTGCTAGCAGTTAAATGTGTTCCAGTAACTAATGCCATAACATAGCTACCTTTGTCAACATGAGCATCTACTCTAACAGGCTTACATACAGCTAAATCATCACTAAATTCATGCATATGCTTTCGCAAATCATAAAAATTAGGACACGAAGCATCGAATTCTATTATTCCTCCATCACGATCATCAAATTTGCGATACACAAACTGATTCTTCTTGAATTCAATACTTCCACCTGATCCTTTATTATGAATCAAAGTGATTGATTTAACAGGCTCAGACATGTAATGGAAGGGGACGAAGGCTAATCTTCCTACCCCAAACAATATACATCCTGAGCGATGATCCCCACTCTCATACTCAATATGAACATAAACACTATTCCTCAATATCTTGGCAGCCAAACCATAGTTTGACTCACCACCTTGAGCTTGTGCTAAATCCACATGAGTTTCAAGTGTGTCATCTTTCATGTTCAAACTATCAACTGGAATTTGAATAACTTTCTCTTCACTCTCATCAATTAACAAATCTTTCTCCTTAATACAATTAAAGAGACTTTCTTTGTGCGACAAGGGTAATTTCGAAAACCACTCATTTATTTCAATTTCTGAAGGAAGTGCTTTCTCCTCTCTCTCCTCCATTTTAGCTTGAACTTTTAATCTCCTATCCTTACGTGCCAAAGTTGCTTTAGAACCATGTCCAAAAGCACCTTGACGATAAGTCTTAAGATCTTTCATTTCCAACTTCTTATCCACAGATTGGGTATCAGCAGAAGGAGCACACCACGTTTTATATGCAAACATAGTAGCTCCTATTGCCCCTAGACCCAACAAAGCCATCACAACAGGGCTTGTAAAATAATCTTTAAGATAAGCAGTATACTCATTCAAATTATATTGATAATTGTAGGTTCTAGGCCCCCACACACTATCATAATTAAGAATTCGTGGAAATGTTGCTTCAAACTGCATGTTACTCTCCCAATTTGCATATAACACATGCCATTCATAATTACCAGTAGACAATCCATGTTCCATACATTGTCTCCTCAAAAGTCTAAAATCTATATAACGAATTTGTTCACTAGATTTAAAACCAAAAGGTGCTGATAAACACAAACACACAAGTGATACATACATATTTAAGTTTGAATCTGTATTGAGCAAATCTAATTGCCTATTAATTGATTTATATGCACACCATATTTCATCTATGACATTCTCATAAGGAGAAAGTCCTGAATATGGAATATCTAACAACTCATTAGGACACAAGTCATTAGCATGCATTTCAACCAACATAGACCAAGTTTTCAATTTATGTTCTCTGGAATGACTAGGAGGTGGAGTTCGTAAAATACGAGTCACCACATTTCCTATATCATCCCTTTGATACCTAATCTGAGATTTTTTAAAAATCTCTATTAGAATATCAAAATAAACAAAATACTGATCAAAACATTGAACTATAATATCTTCACTCAACTCATTTCTCACATTAGGGCTCATCATCTTGGGATAATAAGATGTAAGAGAAAACCACTTAGTAAACCAAGAAAATTTTCCCTGAGTCTTAACTTCTTCCTCTAACAAATCACAAGGTGCTTCAGAAATAACACTTGTTTCTTTATTAGAAAATAAAGTATCCCAATCAAATGCTGTAGCAACATTATTCATAACATGAACTTCAGCAACTCTCTCTCTGTACTTTTCAACAATCAAATTAACTAATTCAGTAAATCCAATTGGAGAATAATACATCTCTTGAGTTGCAACATGAATATTTAAATCCTGAAGTCCAGTTTTGCAAATATAATACTGCCACACATCACACACAGAAGCTACATCAGACAAAGATGGCCATCTAATGGTCCCATCCTTATTAATGTATTTCTCCTTCACAGACACTTTAATTGGAAAATCACATCTCCTATCAAGTGCCCCAGGTTCCTCAATGCCCAAATCCTTCAAATATCTAGCATTTGTTGTAGTTACAACAAATTTACTATCAAAATAAGTACCAGCCTTATTTTCAAGTTCTGCCATATTCAAAGGATAAGGAGCAGTATGACAACACATAATCAATTCTAAACATGTTCGAGCCCTCTCACTCGGATCTTTAGGTTGCCATATATCATCAAATGTAGTCATCCATTGTCCAGTGTACCCAGACCAATACTCAGAATTTTGCCTCTCATAGCGATCTGAATCTTGGTAACGGTCACTAACCAAACCCTCTTTCCATAACCTATGCTTCACAGCATTAGCTAAGAAAGTAGTCTGGAATGATTTCCCTACACCTGGTTGCCCACATAAATGAACCCACACAGGTTGTTGCCTAGATTGACACAAACTAGAAAAAGTTAAAGCTTCTTGATGATACAATGAAATACGGAGCATATATGTATTCCATTGATTCTTCAACACTGAGTCAATCTTGGATGTAACAACTTGCCGATTAATGGCCTGCATACTCTTAAAAGTACACTTAATCTGGTCAACAAGTTGTTTATCATTTTGGAACTTTGCAGTTCCTTGCTTCTTTTCCATAATTGAAATAATACTATTAACAGCTACAAAATATTTATCCAATAATCCATCATCTAAAAATAATGGAGCACCAAATATCTTTTCTGCTGCCGAATTAACAATACCTTTCATATTATTACAAAGAAACTCTAATACATTCCATACATTTTTACCAAATGTACAACATGTATTATACTTCCTCATGAAATCCATTGCTGATGTGTCAAAGCCTGTTCCAAAAATCAAGCCTTGAAAAACACCAACAACCTTTCCATAAAATTCATCAAATCCTCCTTGTACTGAAACAATAACAGATCCATCTGGGTTCCTTCCCAGGATTTCCATTACTGCATCAATAAAATCTTGCTTAGTATTATGAAGTCGTGCTACCATAACTTCACTACACAAATCATGATGATATTTTTTATAGACCCACGTCTCTTCAAAAATAGCATCGACTTGTTCTGATCTAATCTCATACAATGAACAAATAAAAACAACAACAGATAATACGACTGTACCCGTAACAATCTGTGTTTGTGTAAAATATTTATCCAAAATGTAAAAACTAGTACAAATAGCTCCAACTATAAGCATGGCCTTGAACAACTTTGATGCAAGTTCCTCATTAATTCCTAATGAAGAAATAACTGAACGTACACTTGCAACAAAAGCATCAAGCCACACTTTGATAGAAGTTGTCAATTTACTAAGCAAAGTATTAATGGCCTCATCCAGTCCTTTACTGACTGCATACGAGAATGGTAAACTACAATAATATGCTATGTTAGAACACATAGTTTTGATAGTTTGCCACCCTTGACAATCTGCAATCTTAGAATGATTATGGTATTTTTTCTTTCTACCACGATCACCACTTTTATACTGAATCCTTGAATTCAACCATTTTGATCCATCAAGCCCACAATGAAGGAAACGAATCGCATCCAATCCCAGTGCTAATCCATCATTAAAAGCTTGAACATTCTCTGCTATATCACTAGACAGAGAACGAGGAACCATTGTTGAAGAATAAGCCACATACTTAGGTTCAACAGCAAAACGTCCCTCTTTAATCATTGTTAATACACGTGGACAATTCATCAATTTATATCCATTAAGGTAGTTACCTATCACTACCATAATTGGACTTAAAATCAATGAACCATCGATTGTATTAATTAATTTACATGCTTTTCTAAGAGTTATGAAATAACCCTTATAGTACAATTCATCCAATAAAACCTTTAAACACGACATCATGTCACCTCCAAATGCAATAGAATCCACAAGTGGACTCCGCACATTAGAAATACATAAATGTCCTTGACGTGATTGTTTCATTTGAAAAGCACTTCCAAGATTATTCTTGGGTAAAGATGAAATAAAAGAAAAAATATTAAACATAGGAATAGAAATAAAACCAAAATGACAGAAAAAAGAAGCTTTATGTCTACGTCTAAACGCAAACAAAAAACCTTTTTCTGTAATAGAAAGAAAAGAAATTAAACAAGAGGTCTGCAATGCATATGATACAATTGATTGCATATAGGGTTTAAAAGCCCAATTAATATTATCACAACGACTTATAAAATCATTTTTAAGCCCTTCGTAAACATCATAACAATTGTGACAATAAATACTAGTGTAGATTGAATTTGACCTCTCAATGACATCTATTAAATCATCAAATCTACACTCTCCTGTTTCCAAAGAATCTAAAAAATACAAATCAACAGGGTGCCTAAATTTCCTACAAGGGCACAAATATGGTGATGAGCTGCCTAACATAGCAGCAAGAGTATTCACTTCTGCACGCTTATTCTCTCTAATTATAGAGAACAACGTTGCAACAAGATGAATATCTTCTATATCACCATTCCACACAACATCCTCATTAAGATCATCAAATTTTGCTTCCTTTACAGGTAACAAAACATGCTTCTTCTTCCACCACCTCTCAAAACTAACTGTGTTAAAAAGCACAGTTGGTAATGATTTCTTTGCATCAATATCATCTCCACTCAAATGCATATCAAACACATTTGATCCATCAATAGCCTCACACAAAATTGGAAAATAACACACAATAACTCTCACTCCATTAAAAATAGAACGAGAACCATATGTATTATCTTTATATTTAATAATTGTAGTTGATTCCTGCATCTCTTCGACACACCCAGAATCAATTTTAACTTCTTCAATTTTACCAGCTTTCGCTAGCGAAACGATCATCTTATACTTTCTGCGGGAGGTTTATCTCGGACTACAGAGAATGCTGTACCGACATCATTTACTGTTTGTTCAGGATCCAGTGGAGTACTGCCACTGTATCAGTATTTACTGTTTAATCAGGATCGAGCAAATTCTCAGCTCTATGAGTTTGAAACGTTAGTTCATCATATTATTTTGAAACATAATCAACTAAAGATCCACAAGCATACCAGGCGCTAAGATACATTGTATCCGCTCTTGATAATATATATGTAATAGTTATAGTCATCCTACCGACGGAGAACACCAGCCTACTGTATGCTATAACATGGCAATGATGTCTGGCAACAGAGCATCACCCATATAACATGACAACACATTACATACCACACTATCAACTACTTATCTCACTTTACTTAACCGCCAATTACATTTCTATATATTGGTTGTTGTATTTTATTTTAAGTTAAGTTAGTCTTTAATGCAAACTGTACACTAAATATCTAATATAAAATATAAAATATATAATTAAAATAAGAAAAATAATAAAATAGTTCTAATAATAGGTCACAATAGGGTATTGAGTAGGGAAC